GATGAGTTGCAAGACCGGATACCAAAAGAGCGGATCGGTTCTTTATTCCCGGCGTTAAATAGAGCTGTCGGGTTGCTCGCCAAACGTCTATATATTCTGGAGTCTGACCTTATAATCGACGATTTATCGATCAATATTTTCGCTCAAATTAGTTACGAAGCGTCAACCATAGCCTTTGTTGACGGTAAATCGGAAACAGAGGACACGATAACTGATTCTGCCTCGCAGTTCGTAACCAGTTGGCCATATGTGTCCGGGTTCATACAGGGTAACACATACTGGACCTTACGTGCGCCTGTTGTTTTGCAGCATGTTGTGCAACAATTAGATTATATATATGAGAAAGCTGAAGAAGGGACATGGACCCCGAAGGATCAGGGGGAGATGGCCTCACTCATACTACAGTTAGAGTATGAATGGGGGCGGTATTTGTATGACACCTACGGGGATACCGTTATGGTGTTGTTGAGACAAATGATAGGATAGAGAAAAGGGGAAATAATTATGGAAACAAACTCGGAAGTTATTCCGGCAGTCGTAACAGTAGGTTCGGCACCTACAGCAGAAGATACGGAAAATGGTGTAGTAGAGACACCGGTGGTAGCAACAGTGGTAACAACTCCTGCTCCTTCTAATGTGGTAGAACCTACCGATGCTGAGAAAAGGATTCGGCAGTTGATAGCACAGAAAAAAGAAGAAGAAGAAAAACGCAGGGAAGAGGAAAAAAGGGCAGAGTATTGGCGAGGTATGGCAGAGTCAAGAACAGTACCCACCAGTACGGAAAGTGTTACCCCTCCGGACCTCGCAAACGTGGCTCCTGTACCTCCCGATATAGACAAGTATGAAACCTTCGAGGAGTTTGAAGCAGCGAAGGAAACATACCTTATATCTAAGGCCAAGTGGGAGATAAAGCAGGACGCTGCTAAAGAAGAGGCCAAAAGAAAAGAGGAGGAAAAGAAAACCAGACAGCAAAATGAGTTTAGGAGAATACAAAGTAACTGGGAAAGTAAAAAAGCGGAGGCTCAGGTGAAATACCCTGATTTCCACACTGCCATATCTGACCCAAACTTTGTACAGACAGGGGTAATGCAACTGTTGATTCAAGACAGTGAGGTAGCAGGGGATCTGGCCTACTACTTAGCCAAAAACCCTGCTGAGATGGCCAGGTTAAACTCATTACCGTCATATCAGGCAGCAAAAGCCGTAGGTGTGCTGGAGAGGAAGTTCATGGTGAACAATACTCCCCCGCCACAAAATATACTAAGTCAGGCACCAGCCCCCATCACCCCGGTACAACCAGTGGGAGGGGTGGGAGATGTGGACGAACAGGACTTGCCCATAGAGGAGTTCGTCCGTAGAAGAAACCAGAAACAAGGATTGATCAAATAATATAATACTGTTAAGGAGAAATAAGTATGTCTAATTCATTAATTACCGCAACAGGGTTAACCAAGGAGGCGTTGAGGATACTCCACAACAACTTGGTATTCCTGAAGAACGTTGACAAGCAGTACAGCAAGGAATTTGCTGTGTCTGGAGCCAAAATAGGATCCACAGTAAACATCAGATACCCCAATAGGTACTATGTGTCGCATCAGACAGCACTGCAGGCACAGGCTACCACGGAAGTAACTGGACCCCTTCAGTTGACCACCCCGTTTCAGGTAGGTCTGGTGTTTACACAGCAGGACCTGACGTTATCCATGGACCAGTTCAGTGAAAGAATACTGAAACCCGCCATGACCAGATTGGCCGCCGATATGGATATGTATGCACTGTCCATGGCACTGGACGTGTACAATCAGGTAGGTACACCCTGTACCACACCGGGAAGTGGATCTGGTGGAACAGGATTGCTGTGCTATACCACCCCCGATATATACCTCAATGCTGGGGCTGTAATGGACAGTTTTGCCTGTCCCCGCGATATGGACCGCAGAGCACTGCTGAATCCTCAGGCCATGGCTGGATCGGTGAGAGGACTGTCGGGACTGTATCAGGACCAGAAGCTGATTGCGGAGCAATACAGAAAGGGTACAATGGGTCACGCCCTCGGATTTGAGTTCGCCATGGACCAGAATATTAACACATTGGTAACGGGAACACGGGCGTTCACCTACACCAACTGCCAGATGTATGGGGCAAGTCAGACAGGTTCCACCATCCAGTTTACTGTGGAAAGTCAGTCTCAGGCCGGGAACACTTTCAAGAAAGGCGAAAGATTTACCATCGCTGGACTGTACAGTGTAAACCCGGAAAATCAACAGAGTACGGGAATGCTGGCGCAGTTCGTACTGACGGAAGATCTGGACGGAGCTACCGCAGGAACGGCAGTAACGGCGAGTATATCCCCGGAAATTATCTACGCAGGAGCCGGAGTAGCAAATGGCACCGTAACAGGGACACAGGCTGATAATGCAGTAATTACGTGGTTGTCCAGTTCCTCAAGTACGGCTTGTACCGCAAGTCAAAACATAGTACAGAACTTGTGCTATCATAAAGAGGCGTTTACCTTCGCCACTGCAGACTTGGAAAAACCGCACGGGGTGGACTTCTCAGCCAGGGAAGTACTGGATGGCATCAGTATGCTGATTGTAAGAGACTATGATATTAACAGTCAGCAGTTTCCGTGCAGAGTGGATGTACTGGCCGGGTGGAAAACACTGCGACCGGAATTTGCCTGTGTAGTTGTGGGATAGGTGTGAACAACACCCCAGATTGGTTTAATAAAGAGAGGTAAATATTATGTCAGTAAATACAGAAACATCGTCCCTTGTACAGGGATTGGGAAATGGTAACCCCAGTGGAGTAAGGATGGGGAATTCCTCCTCTGATTTGATTGGGTTTTATGGAATAACCACTCCTATTGCCCGAAGAGGAAACGCGTATCAGGCAGTGGTAACACCAACATCCACAACAGTGGCTGCGACGGCAGCAACCACCAACACTGCGGCCTATGGGTATACCACCACCACTCAGGCTAATGCAATAGTAACACAGTTAAATGCCTGTGTAACAGATATTGCAGCCCTGAAGGTTCTGGTCAATGAGTTGAGAAACGCATTAGTAGCATTAAACGTTATAAAAGGTAGTGCATAAGCAGTAAAAAGTAAAATGGATTGGGGTAGGGGCGAGGGAAACCTCGCCCTTTTTATTAACAATTAGGGGAAGAGGAAAGAAATGATAAATGTATTTCAGCCATGTTTAGGGCAGGAAGAGCTGGATAGAATAGGAAGGGTGATTCAATCCAACTGGGTAGGAAAAGGAAAGGAAGTCGCGGAATTTGAGAGAAGGTTTGCACAGTCCAAGAAGGTGTGCGCAGAGAACATGGTGTCCACCACATGTTGTACTGAGGGACTGTTCATTGCCCCGAAGTTATTCTACAGTGAAGATGGAGAGGTAATAGTACCAACTATATCATTTGGAGCAGTGGGTAATGCCGTGGTAAAGTCAGGGATGAGAATGGTACTATGTGACGTGGACCCTTATACCCTCAATGTGAGGGCACAGGATATAGAGGCAGCAATGTCAGAAAGGACAAAGGCCGTATACGTAACACACTATGGGGGAGTGCCCTGTGAGATGCAGGAAATCCTGAAACTGTGCACGGAACATGGCATAGCGGTAATAGAGGACGCGGCGTGCGCTCCCCACAGTTTTTATAAGGGGATAGCCTGTGGGACTATGGGGGATATGGGAGTATGGTCCTTTGATGCCATGAAGATACTGGTGACGGGAGACGGGGGGATGATCCACCTGAAGGATGACAAAATGGTAGATAGGGTGAAGGAAGAACTGTACCTAGGTCTACCCGGAAAGTCAAAAAGTGGACTGGACTCCACTGGCAGAGATGCATGGTGGGAGTTTGAAATAAACAGACCCGGAAGACGCGCCATAATGAATGATATAACAGGGGCAATCGGGATAGCACAACTCGAAAAGATGGAGGGGTTCATAGGAAGAAGGAAGGAGATAGATGAGACATATAGGGAAGGGCTAAAGGGGGTAGACTGGTTAACGGTGTGCCCTGAAATCCCCGAATACTGTACATCGTCCTACTATTCCTTTTGGATACAGACAGAATACAGGAATAAACTGGCCAGATACTTACTGGACAAGGGTATATACGCCACGTTTAGGTACTGGCCTTTACACAAAATAGCATTTTTTAGACCCACGGAAACATTCTGTAATGCAAATTTTGCTAGTTTGTACACATTAAATCTGCCATTACACCAGTCACTAACAGATGAGGAGGTAGGGTATGTTATTTCCACTATCCGGTCTTTCTCTAGGTAAGAACGTGACCATATGGGATGGGGTAAAAATAATATACCCCGAAAATGTAGTAATAGGAGATGAGTCCATGATTGATGCCTTCGCCCTATTGTATGCGGCAGGTGAAGGTATACATGTAGGAAGATTCTGTCATATAACGGTTCACTGTACCGTGTTCGCTGGAGGAAAGGTGGAGATGGGAGACTTCTCCGCTATAGGACCTAGGGGGGTAATACTGGGATCCACGGATGATTATAACGGTGAAGGGTTAATAGGATTATCTATACTGAACAGATACAGGAACACCAAAAATCCGGGGGTAAAGATAGGAAGACACGTACATATAGGCGCAGGGTCCATTATACTGCCGGGGGTGGAATTGGGAGATGGGTGTTCCATCGGCGCAGGAAGTGTGGTAACAAGAAGTATGCCAGAATGGTCAGTATGTTATGGGAACCCGTGCAAAACGGTGAGGGTAAAGTCGCGAGATAAGCAGTTACAAATGGAGGAAGATTTTCTAAAGGAATACAACAATGGGGAGAAGAAATGAGGAAAACAGTAAGCATCATAATACCAGTATGGAATGAACTGGAACTCACAAAGGGGTGTGTGGATAGTATAAATAAGTATTACCCCCACGACCACGATGAGATCATATTGGTAAATAATGGGTCTACAGATGGAACAAAAGAGTGGCTGGATGATTTGGGTAGTAAGTACCCGTGGTATAAGATAATACACAATGAGTCCAACCTAGGACCGGGGAAGGCCACGAATCAGGGTATAGAAGTAGCAATGGGGGAATACTTGGTGTTCCTAAACAATGATACCTTGGTAACTGAGGGGTGGTTAGATAGGATGATCACATGCGCTGAGTCAGACCCCAATATAGGAATAGTAGGGGTTATGTCCAACTGCGTAAGTGGTCCGCAATTGGTACCCGGAATAAACAGTTATGATCATGCAGGGGGTCTTGAGGAATTTGCACAACGGTTTGGAGAGGTAAATAAAGGAAAAATCACACCGTTTTGGAGAACAATAGGACCATGTTATATGATTAAAAGGTCTACCATAGTGGAAGTAGGGGTATTTGATGAACAGTTCTTCCCCGGAAACTTCGAAGATGATGACCTGTGTGTAAGAGTGGAGATGGTGGGATACCGAAACGTGATATGCGGAGATGTGTTTATACACCACTACGGGTCTGTGGGGTACCGCAAGATGGACTTCGATAGCATACTTGCCGCTAACAGGGAAAAGTTTAACAAGAAGTGGATGAAAAATAGGGAAGCCAGAGAGATAATGGGTATACCAATGCCCACTTTGGGTGTTGCCCTAATTGTAAAAGATGAGGAAGGGTGTATAGAACGGTGTCTTAAGTCTGTGGAAGAAGCAGATGAGATAGTGGTGGTAGATACAGGGTCCACGGATCACACATGTGACATAGTAAGACAATACACGGACAAATGTTATCAGGGAGAATACGTGTGGAATGATGACTTTGCTGAGGCACGAAATATAGCACTGGGACATTGTACCACGGACTGGATACTAAGTATAGACGCGGATGAGGTACTGGACGAGGGAGGGGTAGACAGAATAAGAGAAATAATAGAAACTCCCGGAATAACAGAGGATGCTATACAGGTGTTGATGCACCATGGCGATGATCAATTTTACAACACCAAGGTGTTCCGCAAAGGTCTACAGTACATGGGGAGAATACACGAGTATATACTGTCCACAGGCGTTGTCGAAAATTCCGGGGTGGGGATAGAGTTCAACGTAAGTGAGTCACACGCCAAAGACCCTGATCGCAATATACGTATACTGGAGGGGGAGGCGAGAAGGGACCCGTTTAATCCACGCACTCAGTACTGTATGCTGAGGGAATACTTCATACTGGGGTATTTTCCTAACGCAGTATATTGGGGAGAGAGATACAGAGTAGACGTGGAGCGATTGAGGATACTGGATGCTGAATATGCAGATGCCATGTTTACACTGGCTTTGTGTTACGAAAAGATGATGGATTATGAGAAAGCAATCAGCACCTGCATGGAATGTATAGTGATAAACGCGGACTTTAAAGAAGCCTGTGAGATGATGGCGAGACTGTCAGAAAAAACAGGGAACATGTTAAATAGGGATAGGTGGACAGAATTTAGTACCACGGCGCAGAATAGAGGACTAAACTTTAAAACAAAGGGGCAGTTCTAAGGAGGGCGACATATGCCAGCTAAGTCAAAAAAGCAGAGAAAATTTATGGGGATGGTGCACGCAGTACAAAAGGGATCAGAAATCCCTAATGCATCACCCGCAGTAAAGAAAGCAGCAAAAACCATGACCAAATCAGCGTCAAAAGAGTTTGCCACTACCCCGGAAAAGGGGTTACCGTTCAAGAGGAAAAGGAAAAAGAAGTAGTACTGGTCCAATAACTATACCGAAAGGGGATTATACCAATGGCAAAACCGATAAAGAAATATCCAAAGATGATACAAAAAGTAGGGGAGGAACCCATCGTGGTTAACACCCCATACGAGCATATGACATATTATGAACAGGGGTGGTCTGGTCCCCCGGAATTTGATACTGCCATAGAGGATCTGGAAAAAGAAATCGAGAAGGACGAGGCAGAACTGGCAGAGAAGAAAAAGAGATTGGACTATATGTTGTCAGTTGACGAGAGGAGTAAGGGGGAGAAGGGGGAAGAGACGAAAAAGGAAGAGGTAACCCCTTCATTATCCAACAACTCCTCGAAGGGAAAAAGGTAAGGTGGTAAATGTTTACCGTATCCGAGTTGATAACAGCGTCGATGAGGGTAGCACAGGTAATACAAAAAGGTGAGGTTCCAGACGCAGGAGAAATGGCCGATGCTCTGGAAGCTCTCACCATGATGCTACATTCGTGGTCTGCCCGAAAATTACTGGTACGGGCTAATATACCTGAAACATTCTCCCTAGTAGCCAATACTCGCACGTATACAATAGGGGTGGGGGGAGCGTTTAACACGTCCAAGCCGTACAAAATCGTTACTGCATTCACACGGGACACCAACAATGTGGATATACCAGTAATGGTGGGGGATATGAACACGTATCAGGGGTTAAGTGATAAACTTACCTCGGCAGGTAGACCTGATATACTGGTATATGACCCTGGGGCAGCACAACAGGACCCGCAGTTGGGGACTATATACTTATACAGTATACCTGATGCGGCCTACACTCTGGGCATAACCAGTCAAAAGCCATTTGTGGACTTTACTGATCTGTCGGATGATGTAACATTTGATCCCCCATACGAGGAGTTAATAAAATATGAGTTGGCAGTAAGACTGTGGCCGGAATATCACAAAGGTCCAGTACCACAGGATGTGCACTACCTGGCTAATGAGGCCATGCACGTAGTGGAATCCATGAACGCGGTAACCGTAAGAAGTGTAACAAATCTACCCGGAGTAAAAAGAGCCGGGGTGTATGATGTAAACATTGGTCCATACTCAGCATCATAAGTAGAGGGTATAAATATGCCTATATTAAATGGGTTCCTAGGTCCCACGTATCCCAACCGCAGTATAAACTTTCAGTCCGACCGGACAGTAAACTTCTTCCCTGAATTATCCCCATCCACAGATGCAAAAACGGTACTGGCACTGATAGGGTGTCCCGGAACAGAGTTAAGTTTTACAGTAGGGACAGGACCGATAAGAGGGACACATGTAGCCGCAGGTCTTATGTTTGTGGTGTCCGGGAGTGATTTGTATAGTATAGATACTAGCTCTATAGTATCATCGTCGTTGGGAACTCTGGCCACGTCATCCGGTAGGGTACAGATCAAGTTTAACGGGTTAACCAGCGCAGGGGCAGGTGGAAATCAACTGGCCATTGTGGACGGGGTAAACCTATACATATATGATGTATCCACCAACGCGTTTACCACAGTAAGTGCGGCCACGGTAGGTATAACACCTTCCGCCATAGCATACTTGGATGGATACTTCGTGGTAGTAGACTCAACGTCCATGAATGCTAGGTCATCAGCACTGTATGATGGATCAACATGGCCAGGATTGGCTATATCCCCAATCAGTTCCTCCCCCGAAAATCTGGTAGGATGCTGCAGTAACTTGCAGGAACTATGGTTCATAAAGGAGTTTACCACGGAATTGTGGTATGATGCCGGTATAGCCACATCATCCGGGTTCCCGTTTATGAGAGTACCCGGTGGAGTACTGAATTATGGGACCACAGCCCCCAATTCCGTGGTAGCGGGGGACAATTCAGTGTTCATGGTGGGTATATCCAGAAATGAAGACGCAGGACAGTTTGCGGGGATACTGTCATTTGCTGGGGGGGTGTTTACAGTCATATCCCCACCGGCAATAAACTATCAAATAGCACAGATGTCCGATATAACTGATGCATTTAGCTTTATGTTTTCCATGGAAGGGCACACGTTCCTAGTGGTGACATTTCCTACGGGGGACGCAACTTTTATATTTGATACCACAACAAAAATGTGGCATGAGAGATCCTCGTACGCAGGGAACCCGTATGAGTACCACATGTGGAACGCCAACACATATTCATACTTCAGTAATAATGGATACATAGGAGATATGGTAAGCGGAAACATATACAAATTGTCCTCCGCCATATTTACTGAGAACGGGGACCCTATAGTGAGTGTAAGGATCACCCCTAGTTTCTTTGACAATATAAGCCTGGATGGACTGTTTATACATAAACTGGAACTGGATGTGGAAACAGGGGTAGGAGATCAAGCCACGAGTTTGGGTATAGATCCTCAGGCCGAGTTATCGTGGTCTATGGATGGGGGGCATACATGGAGTAGTGAGTACCCGTCCTCCATGGGTAAGAAGGGTAATTACACCATAAACCCAACATGGAGAAGGTTGGGAGTGGGGAGAAATAGGGTGTTCAGGATAGCGATGAGTGCCCCAGTTAAACGTGTGGTGTTGGGGGCTTACGCGGAGACAAGTCAATGATGCAAATGCCAATAAATGTACCACCTGCGGATAAAACATCCGGATTAATACATGTACTGTGGAGAAGGTACTTTGATAGTATATTTGATCTATCATCCCTGCCCATAGCTAGTAACAATACCACCGCAGAAGCAGCAGGGGTAAAGGTGGGGGGGTTGTATAGAACAAACGCAGATCCCTCTCACGTGTGTGTTAGAACGGTGTAGAAAGAGGGGATAGATGAATATAACACTGGTATTACACAAATACAACATACCGTTGGATGATCCCTGTATATACCCACTAGGGTTTATGTATATATCATCGGTACTAAAGGAAGATGGACACAATGTAAAGGTGTTAAACTATAACCTGTGGGACTATGACCTGAAAAGTGAAATGGTGGGGCAGGACGTGGCCATGTTCACTGGGTTCGAGGAGTTTCTACCACTGATAAAAAGAGACGCGGAGATATGTCGTAGTTGCGGAGTAAAAACAGTGGTGGGAGGTGCCTTGGCCACATTCAGACCGCAGGAGCTATTGGGCTATGTGGATGTGATAGTGGAGGGGGAGGGGGAAAGAACAGCACTGAAATCCCTCACTAGCAGGACTGCAATACTCAAGGAACAAAGAATGAACATAGATGATATACCATTGCCCGACTATGAGGGGTTTGGTATACGGGAGTATCATAAGAGGCACGGAAGAAAGTACATGGGGGTAATAACCAGTAGAGGGTGTCCCCATCACTGCACATTTTGTGCCCAAACATGCAAGTTTCAGACGAGGAAGATAGATGGGGTACTGGCAGAAGTAGATCACTATGTGTATAAGTATGGAATAGACATGGTGATCTTTAACGATAATACCTTAAACGCAGACAGAAATAGGTACTTAGAACTGTGTAAGGGTATGGCAGGGAAAAGGGTAGAGTGGGGGGCAGCAGTAAGAGCGGATAACATGAGCGAGGAGATGGTGTGGTGGAGTAAGAAAAGTGGGTGCGTATACATGGTGGTGGGGGTGGAGTCGTTTAGTCAGGATAAACTTAACAAAATGAATAAGAATCTACAGGTTGAAAGTATACACCACACCCTGAAATTACTGAAGGATTACTACATACCGTACCACGGAAATGTCCTAGTAGGGTTTGAGGATGAGACATATGAGGACATACGCAGAGAGGTGGATACAATACCGCCTGACTTATCCGTGTTTCCTTGTTTTGTGTACCCATTTATTGGTACCGCGAATGGGAGGAATAGGGGTATTACGGAGGAACAGTACAGAGAACTGGATGCGGAGTTTCAGGAAAGAATAAAAGAAGGCGGGAAATATATATACCCAGTAGAAGGGATGTTACGATAATGGTGGTAAGAGAAGCAAAAATAGAAGAGGTAGAGTCTATAGTAAGACTGATGAAGGGGATGGAACAGGAAACGGCTCACGTGAAGGTGGATGTGGAATATGCAACTAATAAGTATATAGGGATGATAAACAGCGGGATAGCCCATATGGTTGTACTGGAGTCCGACGACGGGAATATGGTAGGAGGATTAGGGTTTGTGGTAGGACCAGATCTTCATTGTCCCCGTACCATTGCGGTAGAAACATACTGGTATGTAGACCCCGAACATAGAGGGGATGGGATGTTACTGCTGAGATACTTAGAAACATGGGCAAGGGATAACAGGTGTGATGCTATTGCCATGATACATCTAACGGATTCATCCCCAGGTAGTTTGGAAAAAGTGTATAGAAGAAGGGGATATATAAAAGTGGAAAGCCACTATGTAAAGGAGGTACAACAATGAGTGTAATATCAGGTATTACCCAGGCAGTGATGGGATCTGAGGCTACCGAGGATGCGGCGGAGATACAGGCTAGTGCATCCAATTATGCCGCGAATCTGGCTGATAAACAGTGGAAAACCACAAATGAACAACTGGCTCCATGGAGAGAGGAAGGTACAGCAGCCATCAACAGACTGGGGGCAGGAGTAAAATCCGGGGGTGAGTTTGACCAATTCACGTACAACGATATGACAGCAGACCCTGGGTATGCGTGGAGACTACAACAGGGTATAGACTCTCTAATGGCATCCGGTACCGCAGCAGGGAACTATGGGTCCGGGAATCTGGGGGCAGCACTACAGTCCTACGGGCAAAATATGGCATCAAATGAGTACGCCAATGCTTACTCCCGATGGAATGACCAGTTTAATAGACTGGCGCAGATAGCTGGGGTGGGGCAGAGTGCAGTAAATACAACCGGAGCACTTGGGGCAGACGCGGCCAATACTATAGGAAGTCAGTATGTAAATGCGGCCAACGCTCAGGCAGCAGGAACAATTAATTCCGCCAATGCTATAATAGGTGGAATAGGCAATACCAGCAACCAGGCCATGAGTGGACTAGGAACATATCTAAAGTATCAACAACAACAGTCGTCGTTGGAGCAGATGCAAGCAGCCCGAAACAGTAGTTACTGGGGCGGTGGACTAGGGGATGATGACGTGATAGAAAATATAATTAATAGTTATGACTGGGTAGAGGTACTATAGGAGGAACAGGTATGCCGGATAGACTACTTACTATAGGCGATGTATGGCAACCCTCGCAAGCAGACGATTATGCCAAGTTGATACGGTTCGGGGATGAGATGGAGAATGCCAAGTTACGCAACCGTATATCTGCCATGCAACTAGGAGAAGAGGAGTTTAAAAGAAGGCAGAGGGATGCAGTAATACAGGCCGAGGGCGGCGAACAGGCTTATATAGAAAAACAGGCCATGCTGCAGCAGCAAAAAGTGGTGAAGGAACAGATAGATGGTGGGATAGCCGTAATCCGCAACTTTAAAAAAGTACTGGGTACGGCAGGTATAAAGGAAAATTGGAAAGAAATAGAACCACTATTACCCAAAGTGCTGCAGGGAAAAATAAGCCCGGACAACTTTACTGATGAGGGATATGAGGTAAAGGATAAAGACGGTAATCACATCGGTACATGGGCAGAAAATCCGGAGGGTGGACCTCTACACTTTGTGCCCGCACCAAAGGAACCCGCTAGCACAGAGGCAAATTACAGAAAGGGTCTGGAGTCAGAGATAAAGATGTCCCACCCAGAATGGTCCCCCGAAAAAATACGGTTTGAGGCTGCAAAACAGGTGAGGAGAGAAAATGCAGCGCAGCAGACACAGAGAATAGCAGTAGGTATAAACCTGAGGGAAAAGGTAAGTGAACGCAGAGATGAAAGAGCCATCCAAGAAGGGTTTGGGGGGTGGGGGCCAGAGGAGAAAAAAACAGCGTTCATGGATAAAATGATATACGGGAAGGACCCCAAGTTTGCCTGGGGCGATAGGAAAAGTTATAACCTATTCCAGAAGGAATATTACAAATATATAAATAGTAAGAACATGTCCCCTACCCAGATAGCAGCTATAAGGGCGGACCTGAAGGGTAAGGATAGATCAGTATCCAATCAGCGTAAAGTATATGATATGATGAATGGGTTTGTCATGAACCTAAACAAGCAGGTAGGGGAAGTGAAAAGCATATATAGTAAACTTCCGCGCACATCTGTCAAGTTACTCAACATACCTATAAGACAACTAAGGAAGTATGTAACCGGAAGTGGAGAAGAAGCCACGGCCAAGTCGTATCTAATAGAAATAAGTAATGAAATTGGTAAGTTGTCGACAGGATCTGCCGCGTCAATCCGGGAATTGGGAGAACAGGCGCAAAAGCAATGGGCAGCGATACATGATGAAACACTGTCATTCCGGGATCTGGCAAAAGTGCTAGATGCTACCCAGCAACAGGCAAACATGAGACTGTCGTCGTCCAAGGAAGCCATGGATTACACATTAAAATCCATAGAGAATATAAACGCCGGGGGAAGCCCAAGTGCAGCAGGGTCTAATGTTCCTCCGTTTGATATAACGGTGGGGAGTGATGATGCGGCAACAATTGATGCCATATTAAGAAAGAGAGGGGTGAAAAAGTAATGCCTATAGATTGGGACAAAGTACCTACTGAGGACTTACAGGCCATTAGAGATAAAAACTGGGAAAAAGTAAGCACCCCCACTCTACAGTGGCTGCAGAATGGTGGACAGGGACCAATACAGGGGACAACTCCCGTCACACCTACTCCCGCCCCCCAACAGGGTACCACCAGAACAGTGCCACAAAAAATGTGGGATATGGCTAAGCCCATGGTACGGCCTATGCTGGAGATAGGAGGGGGAGTAGTGGGGGGAGTAGTGGGGATGGGTGGTGGACCCGCACCCGCGATAGCAGGGGCAGGATTAGGATATACGGCAGGAAGGACACTGGCGGATAAGATAGAGGGAGTAACCCCCACTGACCCGTTGGAATTAGCCCGTAGGACGGGGGAGGGGTTTGTTGAAGGCTCCACTATGGAGATGGGCGGGAACGCGCTGTCCAAAGGTCTAAACAAGGCGGGAACAGCATTAGCCAAGTCCGACTGGCCCAAGAGACTATATGGGGGATCAGTACGTACCCCGTCTGGAGACAAGTGGGACAGGTTGTACAAGGGTGACGAGCTTACCAAACGCCAAAAGTTGATACAGGCAGGGTTAAAAGATGAGATACTGCCCAACAACTATGGCATGGCCAAAGCCAGGGCAAAGGTGAACGATATAACAGACCAGATATCCGATATGATAAACAACCTGACCAAGCAAACCCCGTCTAACCAATTTGTGTCGGACGCACTTACCCCGATAAAGGGGAAAGCTATAGCATCAGGTCCAGAGGCCACGTCAGTAGTGGATAAGATAGAGAAAGAAAACCTGGCCAAAGGTGGGTACAACAGGGAGTTTTCACCACGACAGTTGCAGATGTTAAAAACCCAATTGGCGGACGAAGTGGAATGGAGCAAAGAGGGTGATATAGTAAACGTGAAAAGTAAGTTCACCCAAAATGCAAAAAAAGCACTGGCCGAATCCGCAATGAAGGCGTTGGAGGAAATGTCGCCAGAGATAAAATACTTAAATGAAAAATCCGCAGCCCGAATAGACTTGATCAGGGCTATAGAACATACCATAAACAGAGAGGCAGCCACGGATACGGTAGGGTTTGGTACCAAACTGCTGGCACTGCGCAACTTCGGAGTGGCAATAGCAGACATGGTGTTAAGACTACCTACCAATAAAGCAAGGTTGGCATTTGCGATAAACAAAGGGGCACAGTGGCAGGCCAAAACCATGACTAAAGCTGCAGCATATGGAGCCGTACCTCAGATCCTGCATTTTGATAGCCAGGGGAACCTGATAATGGGGGGAGGACAGTAATATGCCTATCACAACCACGATAGAAGGTAGACCAGTAGCACAATTCCCTGACAACACTAGTCCGGATGTAATACAGCGAGTGATGAAGGGGGTAGCACAGATATATAGTGGTAACAAAAAGACAGATACGGTGACTGGTCAGCAGGTACAACCCCTATCCCCCAAACCCGCGATGAAGGAGACACAACGTAATCCGTACGATCCCACGGGTATGATGGAGGGTATGATAGTACCCAAGGATAGTGCACCTAGCAAACCCTTTCGCCCGATAAGAAATGTACTGGCGGCGGGGGCAGAAGGGGTAAACCTGGGGATGGCAGGTGCCGCGTCCGGACTCAACACTATGTATAACTATCTAAATGAAAAGTTGCAAGCGGGGGCACATCCGGACTTCTTCAAGAAGGCAGTGGAGGAGTATAGGAAAAACGCACAGTACTGGGAGAACGTAGCGCAAAAAGGTGGGATAAGTAAGGCATTACATTTTCTGGGTAAAGCTATTGGGGAGGCTCCTGCGGGGATAGCAGATTTCGTGGCAGGGGTGGGACCCGCAGCAGTAAAGGGGGCAGCGAGGGCAAAAGAAAAAGGAGAAAATGAGATAATCGGAGCAGGAAAGGGTGCGGCAGAGCGATTCCTGATGGGGAAAGTACTACATGCCACGGGTCATCTGAATGCTTTGCCACGGGCAGGGGCAAGTGCAGGAGTATTCGCCGGACAAACAGCAGCACAAGGAGGGACCCCGGAACAGATAGGGGAGGCGGCGGTAACAGGGGCTATGTACGGAGTACCGGGTAGGGGGAGAGTAGGGATAAAAGACCTAGGTAAAAATGCAGTAGAAATGAACAAGGAATTAGGAGAGAGAGGAAGTACAAGTAAGAAACCGGACGTGGACCCTGCCATCACCCAAGATACAGCAGCGCGGATGAAAAAACAGTACACAGAAGACAAACAGGAGACACCACTATGGCTCGACAAAGGGTTCTTACCCGCAGTAAAGGTAGATGGCAAAACCCACCTTACCGGGGTAGGTCATGATCCAATGAAAGATATACCGGGGATAAGGGAATCCTCGGAGATAGAGATGGGATGGGTGAATGCAAAAACAGGGGTGTTCACCGATCGGAAGGGGACAGAGTGGGGGGAGAACAATAAAACACTGGTCCCTGCGGTAAGGCAGGGTAAAACCGTGGTAAAAGGTGAGGTGGGGGACACTCATCCAGATGTGATGAAGGCCAACAGCATAGGACCGGACGCAGAACATGAGAGAGGGTTCGTGGGTCCGGACGGTAAGTTCATGACACGGGCAAGGGCCAAACAGTGGATGAAGAAAAATAGGCCGGAACTGTATGAGGAATGGGTGGCGACGGTAGAAGAGGGGGGAGAAGGTAAAAATAAGGAACTGCATAGCCAGGACCTGAATAAGGCACAGGGGCTACCAGAGACAAAGAAGGGCGGTAATACTACCCTGGGTATGGGGTTGGGGGGAGCACAGGACACCATACTTAAGGGTTTGGATAGGTGGCTATCCCCTACCAAGGAACATCTAAAGAAACAGGGTGAAGGGAAGATGCCCGCTGAAGAATGGATAAAGAGGGTGGAAGCGTGGGGAAGTAAGAACCCTCACATAAAAGACGAGAACACATGGAATGGGTTAACGGCGTGGCTGGACAGTAAAAAAGGGGAAAAGGGTGGAGTAAAAAAAGACGATATAATGGAGATGCTGGAACTGAGCAAGGGGAGATGGGCAGTAAGGGAACAGGTAAATGGAACATTGTCCAAGGAGGAATCTAACAGATTAAGTGAACTAGATAAAAAAATAATTGAGGAAAATGGGTTAAAGGGTGAGGAGTTAGAAGAGTACAAACGACTACAGGATAAGGAAGAAACGATGATGGGTGACCCATGGTCAGATCGCAATGTGCCAGGTGGAATACCGGGAACGGAGAAAGTATGGACACTAACAGCACCGTTTGACAAAGAACTGTATCAGTCTCCCCACTTCCCCGATAAGTCCAATGTGGTAGTACATTTCCGTACGCAGGAACAACAGGACAGTAAAGGTGAAAAAGGGTTGCTAATCGAGACTATACAAAGTGACTGGCATCAGGAACGAAGTGATCCGGGTGTGCAAGTAATAGACAATTCTGACGGTTCGTATGTTGGCTCCTTTAGGGATAGAGAACAGGCGCAGAAGTTTATAGATAATGATATGCCTAGTGATCAAAAGGAGCACATGAAAATACAGGACAAGGTCCCTCCTGCTCCTTTCGAGAAATCCTGGGCCGAAGTGGGGCTAAAACACGCGTTAGATGTTGCAGCGCAAGACGGTAGTATTAAGTGGGTAGGGTGGAGTAGTGGGAAAGTGCAGAATGAAAGATGGGGGAAAAACGAAGCAAGGGCATATAATGACAACAGGTGGGATAGTTATGTAGATGAAAGATATGGTGAATTACTTACCCAGTTTAGAGAAGAAAATGACGGAAAGGAGCCCACATTCGAGCAAAACAAAATACTAAAGGATATAACAGAAAGGGATGTAGTAATACGATTACAGGAAGAATTAGATAAAGAATCAGGGGGGTCATTTCTTACTACCCTGTATGATAAGCGTCTGCCCAAGTTTGCTAAAAAGTATGCAGAAAAACTAGGGGGAAAGTATAAAGATGACATACTATTACAGGACTCAGTAACCCATATGGATTACGATATTCACCGTATTGATCTTACCGACTCCCTCCGCACCCATATCAACACTAAGGGGCAAGAATTTTACCAGATGGGTGGGCCTGCGGCAGGGGCAGCGGTAAAGGCAGCAATGGGAGAGGATGAAGATAAGAAGAAGAAGCGTAATCCGGCTAAAGAAGCATTTGAGAGAAGAAAGGGAGATTACAATAATGAATCTGAGTAAATTGAAAGTAGCAGTAATTGATCTTGGTCTCTGGGGAGAGGATGCAGTAAGATTTGCCCGTGATGTGGCAGAAGTCATGTACTGCTGCCCCAATATGGACGCGTTCAAACTGCCGTATAAGGATAAGATCATGCATGGTATGGACGGAGTAGAGCAGGTGAAAATGGATGCATGGTTTGACCGATTGGATAATATGGACTTTATTTGGATACCAGACAACGCCTGTGCCGGATTAGTGGAATGGCTACGCCGCAATGATTATCCAGTTGGCGGTGTAGGATATGCAGAAAAGCTAGAAATTGACAGGTATTATGGGAGAGAGGTACAGCAGAAAAACGGGTTGCCGGTACAATCTACCTTGCCATTGGTAGGCGTAGGGCAATTGCGGGAGTTAATGCAACATGGGGGTAGGGAATTTGGTAGACCGGACTTCCCCCCTAAGTTTTACGTAAAAGTGGACAATGATTATCGAGGAATAGAAGAAAGTTTTCGCCACGACAATTGGGCCAGTAGTGAAGGGACATTGGATCGTATAGCGTATAAATTAGGCCCCTACAAGGAAGATATAAAGTTTGTATGTGAGGAACTATTGGAGGGGGAGGAACCCGGATTAGATGGAATCACGTGGGAAGGAGACTTACTGTATCCTACTATGTGTGGGTACGAAGGTAAAGGGGTAGGGATAATAGAGCGTACATACCGTACCCCGGAAGAACTGCCACCTTCCATGCACTTAATACATAATGGTCTATCCCCTTCATTTAAGAAGTGGGGAACACGGTTTTTCTATAGCACAGAGGTAAAGATGGTAGGTAAAGTCCCGTTCCTTATTGACCCAACGTGTTTCGATGACCAAACAGAAGTTCTAACCGATGAAGGATGGAAACTGTTTTCTAAACTTAATAGAAGGGAGAAAGTAGCCACCCTAAACCCCAACACAGGGGAGATAGAATACCACAAACCGTACGATTACCAGATATTACCTTTCAATGGCAATATGGTAAGAATGACGTCCCCTAATAAGTCTGTTGACATGTGCGTTACCCCTAATCATTCAGTATGGGGGTATCAGAGAAAAACTAGGAAAAAGACACCTACCTTAGTAGAAATACAAGCTAGGGATTTAGGGCAGGAACTACGGATACCCAGAACGGGTAAATGGGTAGGTAGTAACCCGGAATTTTTTACTCTTCCCTCATATACTAACACGTGGAAAAGCGGATTAGGGTGCCAACATACTAGTACCTTTACTGCTGAGGAACTACGCATACCTATCGAATCATGGGTAAAGTTTCTAGGTATATACTTATCTGAGGGTAGTTGTAATACATGGAGTGTAGACATTAGTCAGTATAAACATAAGGAGGAAGTAAGAGAACTGTTAAGGGGTTTTCCCCTAGAAGTGGTGGAACACAAAAGTGGATTTAGGATATCCTCGGTGCAACTAGTAAATTATGTTAGACAGTTTGGGTTATGCAGTAATAAGTTTGTTCCGGACTGTGTAAAAGAACTATCTCCTAGACTTATTAATATGTTTATTGATGCATTTGTTGTAGGGGACGGATATGTTAAGAAAGGGGGTGGTAGAAGGTTCATTTCTACGTCCCTCCGTCTGTTGGGAGACTTACAGGAACTCCTTCTTAAAGTTGGAACAGTTGGCAATATATATCCTACTGCTGAGAGAGGTACTGCTTTTTGTATTAATGGGGAATGGGTAAAAAGAAGAAACAATACTTACATATTGTCAGAACGGGTAACAAATCACCACTATTTGGTAGACCCACGAACCACTATAATAGAAGACTACCCATATAATGGACTAGTGTATGACGTAACAGTACAAAATCATATCCTATACGTTAGAAGAAACATGAAACCCATGTGGAGTGGTAACTGTAGAAAGGCTGGACCGGGGACCAGTGCTATACAGTGTGAGCTGATAAGTAACTATACAGAGGTGTGCTATGGACTGGCTACAGGGGAGAGGGTGGACCCGGTGATAAAGTATAAGTACGCTGCCGCTTGTGCATTTCACTCTGAGGAGGCCATTAATGACTGGGTAAGGGTACAATTTCCCAAGGAGATGAGGCAATGGGTAAAATTGCGGATGGCGTGTAAGAAGGGTGGACAGTATTACGCTATCCCCGGATTTGATAGTCTGGGTACGGTAATAGGGATGGGGGATAGTATAAAAACCGCCATATCACTGGTGGAAGACCGGATGGAACAGGTAAAATGTAAGAGGATAGACACAGGAATAGAGAAGTTGAAGGAAATAGTGGGTAGTGTAGAAAAGGGCAAGAAAGTAGGGATAGAATTTTAAATTATAGGAGGAAGAATGAGATCGAGTAAATGGTTAAAGATACTGATATTATGGTCAGTGTTGCTGTGTGTGTTTACTGCACAGGGGGTACAGGGTAGTACAATAGCGTCATTACTGCCCATGCCTAAGTTACAGTTCTTTGGCAATACTGGGAAACCATTGGCGGGAGGCAAACTGTACACATGTGAACCGGGGACCACGTGTGGTCCTACCACTACCACAGACCTCAAGGATACGTATACAGATAGTACGGGGGCAGTGGCAAATGCCAACCCAGTAGTGTTGGACTCGGC